GCTGCAGTTAGGCGCTTGATTATGCCATTCATTTGCGATTGGACAGTATTAGCGTACGACTAGGCGTTTCCTGTATTGCCTGTAAGATTGGAGTCGACGGTGGCACACTTGGGATGCATTTTCTCATCAAGGTGTGCTTTATACTATGTCCAAGGCGTTTTTGTTCTTTCGCAACCAGAGATAGTGTCCTTTGAGTCAGTGACATGTTCTCTGAATATTGTTTTGTTGACATAGATTTGTAAGTCATTCTCTGTGTCTCTCGTAACAGATACTCCTTACGTCAGGCGTTCACCTTGCACTCGTGTGACCTTTTCCGTCAGCACTTGGTCAGGCATGAATTTTACCTCAGTTGCAGGTGTTTTCGATGATGGTACGCCTTTTTCTTCGAACATTTTGTCTGTGAGCTTGACGTAGCGTTCCTCGTTCACGTGTCTTCCTAGCTACCCTAAGACGATTTTTACGTTCTCTACGTTACTTTGTTCTGGCACATCAAGTATTGACATCGGTTGGATGTTCGTCCCGTAGCTCTTTGAAGCCTAGCCTTCCGTTGTGACTTGGTATTTCCTGAGCCAGCTGTTCGGGTTGAAGTTTTCGACCCATGACGAGAAGCTCGGAGACATCATGCTGTAGGTGTATCGCAGTGTCTCAATGTGCTCCACGACAGTCATCGCTGCATATTGGCTAATTGCTGCGTGCTGCCATGCGGGCATGTTCTTCTCGATCATAAACAGGATCGCGCCACGCGCTGCCTCTTCTAGCCTTGGTAACTTATCACGCTTGTGCTCCTTGAATAATGCGATGAGTTCTTTGCGTGAGGCACCCGGATGCTCTTCAACGATCTTCTTCCAGCAGTTGCCTGTGAAAGCAGCTTAGTATCCATGAAGCATTTTCTTGAGGACAATGAGTGCGTTGCCTTTTAGCTCTATGTCTTCAGGAGTCCTAGCTTTTGTAATGATCGTTTTATTGCGCGGATGTACGTTCGGGAACAGTACTCCGAAACCCGGGAATTTTCGCTAGAGTGCCATCATTGATTGCGCGAGGTATACTTCTGTGCCTTTTTGTATTACTACGGCTTGCTTGGGCGGTTCTTTTACGATTTTGTCTTTGACGTCGACGGACTACGTGGTGTAGTACAAGGAATACTTTTTGTGGGGTACTGTGTCTCTGACGCGAGTGAAGGCGAAGGCCTGTCTTATCGTATCAGTACGTTACCAGGTATCCTTGTCGGTCGGGAATGCTAGTTCGTGGCCCTCATCCCTAGTCATTATGTCGGGTTGGGTTTACATGTCAGCATTTCCCTACACGTGTACTAGTTAGACGCCGTCGCCAGTAGTGGTTACTGTGAATTCCACCTAGCGTTGTACCGCCTCATCGTCGAGATGGTCGAATGTATCGTTTCTACAAACAGCGAATTCTAGTGTTGAAAAATCAGTGATGGTCTTTAGTTCGCTGAAGTCCATTACGGTGATGATGTACTTCTCCAGATTAGGCCACTGATTCTAGTTGAGGTTCGCTTTTGTGTATCCGCCGCAGTCTGTACTGTAGAGGAACTTTATTTTTTCGCGGATCGCCGAAGTTAGCTAGAGTGTGCCATTGTCACGCTTGTGGCCATTCGCCTGATAACAGAAGAATTACACAGGGATTTTCATAAGCCTACAAAGGTGTCGCTCCCAGGGGTTGGGATTCAACCAGGCACAGTGTTCGAGGTCGGCTTTGACCTACGGCAGAAATTTGTTTATGAAGCCTCGTTATGAAGCCTACTGCTGCGCTTCTTTTAGGCGCGGGTGCATGTTAAACTCGCCGTTGTGTTCCAAGCGGAGGCGGGCTTCATCATCGATTTGGACCGTAGGAGTTACGTGTGGCTCGCCTTGTCTGTCTAGCCAAACGTGGAGCATTTGTTGAGGGTTCCTAATCACATTGATTGTGCGCTCCTCGATAGTCGAAGGACGTGTTACCACCAATATTGCGTGGGCACAAATTTTCATCCGACTGCGCCTTCCTTTTTGAATCGGTTTCGTGTTGATCACCAGAGTCGCAACGCGTCCAGTTGGTGTGCGCGTCGTGAGAGTGTAGGTTGTGGGGGTGTCTTCCTTGCCCATCATTTTGACTTTCCAGAAGAGTTTTTCTTCTTCGGAGCCGCTAGTGAAGCATGAAGTTTACATGCCCGACATCACTTGCTTCTGGCGGTTTTATACCCACGAAACTGTGACTT